GCACCAAGCTCCAAGTCAGCGTTGAAAAAGACTGAAAGAGGGGCTACACCTGTTAACCTGCTTGCTGCGGCTGGTTCCATTACTCAGCCCCCACTGCGACGAGTATAGCCCCGTTCTGTTCTGTGGTAACTAGCTCTATACTCTGCTGGTATTCTGAAGCAGTTGTTGGCTCCTCATAGTAGTGCCTTATTGCTATCGATGGTTTATCAGAAGCACCGAGATCTACCATGTCTGCTGGAGGTGTTGTCACACCTTCAGTCGGGCCATCTGAATAAAAATAGGCAAGGAGTATACCACCCGCAAGCCCTGTAACAGGATTTGAGGTAATACTACCACCACCTGCGTTGTCGTTTTCAGAAGAATCAATAGCTGCCCAATCACCTCCACTCTTCTCGATAGTGGTAATTGTGGCTAGTCTAGTATCTGAATAGCTTCCTGTTAAAGTGTAAGATGCTGGCTCTGAACTAGCTACACGGCTAAAAACATAAGCTTTAGCAGAGTTTGACAGGTTGCTTGTGTTGACACGATCCCATCCTGTCGGAGTCGTTATAACATCGTTACTATTGTCACATAACGTGCTCATTACCATCATGTCACCATCACTTGTAAGTGCGGGAACATCCACAGTGATAGTATTACTAGCTGAACTTTCAACTGCGTCATCGTAGTCTTTATATGTTGCTACAGCGGATGATTCTTCACTCATCGTTGCTACAAGAACCTTAGACTCATCAATATCAATACTAAAATTGGGACTTGACCCTGTCACATCACCACTGTCAACACCAGTAAATACAGTCTGGTCGTCTGTCCCGCCATAGGTCACCGTCAAGGTTGTTACACCCGAAAGCCCTGCAATTGTGTGAACTCCAACAGAATAAGCTGTACCATCTACAGTCAATGTAGAATCACCAACAACTTCAAATTGGAACATATTGATGGTAGCTGTAGTTGGGTCAGAAGGGTATTGAATTAGTGGGTCAACATCATCTGTCCAATACCCATCTTTCATTGCTCTAAAATCTGTATCCTGAGTACTCCCCCAAGCTGTCGCAAGCCCTGCTGCTGCTGTAACTGTTGCTGTGTGCAAACCATCAACACTTATGATGGTGTCGTTAGTTCCGTCACCAACTCCTTCCATTGCTGCGAACACCGCGCCACTACCCATGGCAAACTCATAAAGAGTTCCTGCCCCATCACAAGTTAAATCAACTCCATCATAGGTAAAGGTTGCGTCACCAGTGTTTGATGCAAGCCCACCATGCCCTTTTGCTTCTACAGTGTCACCAATAGCCAAGGTAAGACACGTGCCATCAGTGGCAGTCATGTCATTGCCATTTTTTAAATCTGTCTTGGTGGTGTCTGAGGCATTTGTGCCATCAAAATAAGCAACCAGCGATTCAGAAAAAGGTGGAAATAGCCCCTTGAGCTTTATTGCTCTTTTGACAGATCTTTTGATAGATCTTTTTATGAGCCTTTTAGCACCCATTACACAGCTCTGTGGTTAATGACTAGAGGATTAGCACCAAGACCGCTTACAGTCGCCATCAGTGCCTCGCCCACTCCATGCTCAAAGATGCCTTCTCCAGCTGTGGTAATGTCTCCATCAGAATATTCAAGGTTTGTATCTGTTCCTGTACCATCTTCTTCACCAATAGTAACTGTTGCCCCATCAATGTTGGATCTGATCTTGATTTTACTAGCACTAGCATGATTCACAGAATTGGCATAATCACTGCTTTCTGTGGACTTAGTAAGGATATAATGATCACCATCTGCTTCAATTGTTGTTTGCATATCAATTCCTTATATCAAAACTTTTCTTTTCTTATTTGCTGGCCAATATGCCTGAACAAGTGAATCAAATAAGTTAGGAGACTTTGCCCCTTCAGGCTTCTTATTGATGATAAGCTTTCCAGATAAATCAGTTGTATATGTTGGTTGGCTTAATTCTGTAATCAATTGCTCAAGCTCATCAAGCTCTTTAGGCAAGCTTATCATCTCTGTCTCTGGGTATTCATCCCCATAATTGACAAATCTGTAAGTCTTATAGAACCTCAAACGAAGTTCCCAAGAGCCTTGTGACTTCAGGTTCTTGTAAAAATCTTTATTCAGAGGGCTTTCTTTATCACCAGCAATTATACGGGCTTTAGGGTTAAGAACTCCAGCACTAGCAGACCAAGGAACAACTTCAACATTCTTTATCTTGCCTTCCTTCTTCAGCCTGTTTGTTTCTGCCTTTGCTCCTGCTCCTACTCCAATGCAATCATAATGAAACTCTTGCATTCCTAAAATCTGCCCAGCTGTTACTGCCTTTCTGGTTGATACTCCTGTATCACCCATTGCCCAAGAAGATAAGCCAATTAGAACTGGGCCTTTGCGAGTTGCAAGGGCATTCTTATCACCACCCTCATCCGCAACATCAAAACCAGAGATAACTTTTCCAGTTTTTTCCAACTTTAAACCAACAGCTGCTTTGACCCACTTAGCAGCGATTAGAAGCCCTTCCACCGAAGCCGTATAATCTCTATCGACTTCTTGTGCAAAGATGTGCAACAGACCTTCTCGCTCTGCTTTCGCCCTTCTACGGTCATACCACTCTTGAGTCTTTAGAGGATTATCTGACCAGTCGAAAATAAAGACTTTGGTAATGCCCCTAGCAATCCTTTTAGCAGCATCCCAAATTTCACCAGCCATCCGCTTTCTGTAGTAGACGGTTGCTGTCCCATTTACTGAACTAATGTCTATCTGGACATTAGTGTTATCACCTAGGGCAGCTTCAATTTGCTCTGGTCTCTCATAGTGAGCAGACTCATCCTTAAAATAGATGGACTTTCTACCACCACGACCAATATTGGATCCAGCCTCACCTGTAATGGAATTTCCATTCTCAGGATTCAAGATCTTCATATAGGTAGAATGCTCTTTCTCATTCCACCCAACAGGCTGTAATTGCCTAGGAAGGTTCTGAATAATCATCCTAATTTTCTGGAAGATTGAATCAGGATCACCTAGCCTATCAACAAGTTGCTCTTTTCTACTGCCCCATCCTACAGATGAACCTTCAACAAATATAAATAACCAAACTGAAAAAGCAGCACAGCACCAAGTTGCCCCAATGTCTCTTGCCTTTTCTATCATTCCTGATTCTTGCTCATCAAGGCAAGCTATTAGGAATGTTATAAACTCTTCTTGCCTATCAAATAAAATGAAAGGCATCAGAGCAGGATTGTCACCAATTACTCTTGGATCATAAGTACATGCCCAATGATTAATAAACTCAATAGGCTTGTCTGAATAATATGCTCTTGCCCCAACTGGATTTTTAACAAGTGCTTTTAATCTCTCTGCTCTTTGGCAGAATACTTCAGTATAATCAGGTGGCCAAATTTTCAAGAATTTTTAATCATCTGAGAATATGCAGCTGCCGCTTCTTTAGGATCCATCTTTGTATCTATGTTAACATTGGTTGATTTTACTTCTGAAGCAACCTTATCAATTAATCCTAAATCACGGGCAATTATATTTGGATTAAAGAATCCTACAGATGCTCCAATAAACTTGTTATCATAGATGATTGAATCTATATGAGCTATGACTGCCGAGAAATTATCTTTTCTTCTATAATCCGCAAGGGTGCTTCCACCAACATTCATATGGTGGCAGAAAGCATTAAGTGTATATGGACGCTTCTTTGAGACAGTTCCATTTACAATCACACCCTGATTGCAAAAACATTTATTTTCTTCAAGAGGATTATCATCAGCCCACTCAAAATATGCGACTGCCTTTTCCCAAAGATCATCTGGAGAATCAAACTTCAACTTCCTTCCTGAAAATGATCGTCTTTTCCAGAATGTGTTTCCCTTTGGTGGTGCCATCTTAGCCCTCTAAAAAAATTAAATATATACAGTATAAGCTATATTCTTATGTTACGCTACCCTTTTCTTTAAAATAAGGTTTAGAGCTTTAAAGGGGTTTACCCCCTACCGCTTATAAGGCTATTTATATAAAAACTTTTATATTTTTATGGTTTCTTCCTCGACACCTGGGTATAGTAAACTTAATTTCAGCATTAAACCTTATTATGATA